GGCACGACCGCCGCTGGCGCGGCCATCCTGGCGCAGACCGAGACGCAGGGCTCCAGCTCGGTGGCGTCGTCCATCTACGTCGTCAAGTACGGGCAGGACGAGGGCGACCAGGCCGTGACCGGTCTGACCAACGGCGGCGTCATGGTCGACGACCTGGGCCAGCTCCAGGAGAAGCCGGCCTACCGGACCCGCATCGAGTTCTACTGCGGCATGGCCGTATTCGGCGGGAAAGCGGCGGCCCGTATCCGCGGCGTCCTGAACGCCTGAACCCTGAAGGGAGTCGGCCCATGGCCGCCAACAGCACGAGCAGCAACCCGACCGAGACCCGCCTGGACAACCACTTGGACGCCCCCAGCACCACGGCGCCCGGTGACGGTCCGGCGGACACCACCGACCCAAACGAGCGGGCGAGCTCCGCCACCCCGGACAAGGGCGCGGCCGCCCGCGCGGGGCACGGCACCGTCAACGCGGTGGTGCCCCTGCCCAAGAGGGCCGCGGCGAAGAAGTCCGCCGCCAAGGACCGCACCGAGACGTACACCGCGACCCGTCCCGACGGGTCCGAGGTGACCGTGGAGCGGAACATCGAAACGGGCGAGTCCTCCGTCAAGGGGAGCTGAGCCGTGGCCCCGCTCCCGTCCCTCGCCACCGTCATGGAGCTGGAGAACTGGTTGCAGGTCGACCGTGGCGCGGCACCGCAGGCCGCCGCCGATCTGGCCCTGGACGTGGCGTCGGGGCTGGTGCGGGCCGAGGCCCGGTGCCCGTTCACCATCCGTGACTCCACGGCGTCCCTGCCCATCGTGGACGGCGTCATCACGCCGGCCGGGCCGGTGATCTCCGTGGAGTCCGTGACGGTGGCGGGCCAGGCCCTGACGTCCTCCCAGTGGACCCTGGAAGACGGCACCGTGAGCCTGGTCTGGGAGGTCCTGCGCGAGTGCCCGCGGCGCGCGACGGTCACCTGGCAGCACGGATACGACACCATCCCGGCGGACGTGAAGGGCATCGTCCTGGACGCGGTGGCCCGCTCCATCGTCAACCCCCGCTATCTGCGGCAGGAGTCGACGGGACAGCGCTCCCTGACGTTCGCCACGGAGTCCTTCACCGTGTCGCTGTCCCAGATCGAGGTCGACAAGCTCCAGCGCTACCGGCCCCGCGCCCGCTCCGGGCCCATGGGCCGTATCTCCACCAGGGGGTGAACCGGTGTTCAACTCTCTGTTGATGGACCAGACCGTGGTCCACATCCCGCGCCACTACGGCGAGGACGACCGCGGTAACGACGCCTGGATCGAGGACCCCGGCCGCGAGGTCATGGGCTGCTCGGTGCAGCCGCTGGACTCCGCCGAGTACCTGACCAGCGCATCCGACCAGATCGTCTCCCGCTGGCAGTTCTTCGGCCCCAAGGACATGGGCCTGAAGGCCACCGACCTGATCGAGGTGGACGGCGAGAAGTACGAAGTCGACGGCAAGCCGGGCCTGGCCAAGGCCGTCACTCCGTTCCTCACCCACACCTCCGCAGTGCTGAAGGAGTTCACGGGATGAGCGGAAGGGTTCGCATCGTCTGGGACAACCGGGGCCTGGAAGCCATCATGAGGCTGCCGGAGGTCCGGGCCGCGCTGCACAACAAGGCCGAGGAGATCGCCGGGCGGGCCAGGACGATCGCCGCCTCCGAGATCGACGACGGCTTCGCTTCCGAGATCCACGTGTCCGACGAGACCCGCCCGTCCGGGCGTCCCGTCGCCAAGGTGGAAGCCACCCGCGAGGACGCCGCCGACCACGAATGGGGCTCCACCAACACCCAGCGCCGGCGCGTGCTGGGCCGGGCGGCCGGCGTGCAGCCGGAGACCATCTTCCCGGACCGGTCGGATCGGCCATGAGCGGCGAACTGGACTGGGGAGACCTCGAGCAGGCCGCCGCCGTATGGCTGCGCTCCCGGCATTCGGGCGTGCGCGTCGCCAACGAACTGCCCGCCGACCTGGAGAAGAAGCTGCCCCTGGTGCAGGTGCAGGTCACTCCGGGCGGCGGCGAAGACGTCACCACCGGCGTGACGCTGATGGACGTGCAGGTCTTCGCGGCCACGCGCACAGCAATGTGGGACCTGGCCCGCCAGGTTCACACCAGCATGCTCGCCCTGGCCGGGCAGTACGTCGGAGCCCTGGTCATCGACGCCGTGTCCAGCGACACCCGGCCCGCACCAGTCGACTACGGCAACCCGGCACTCCGCCGGTCGGTCGCCACCTATCGGCTCACCAGCCGCGCCCAGGCCGCCGCCTGACGCGCACGCAACCATCCACGCCCCCGCCATGGGGGCTTCTTCATGGAAGGGGTCCGCCATGGCGGCCGCTGACTTCACCACCATCCAAGAGCTGCGCGCAGGACTGATCCGAAAGGCCCTGAGCTACGCCATCTTCGCCGCCGACGCCTCGGCCGACGCGGTGTCCAACCCGTTCGACAACGACGGCGCCCTCCAGACGCTGCCCTCCGGATACCTTCCGGTCGGCTACACCACGACCGACGGCGTCACCTTCTCCGGCGACCTGTCGACCTCGGACGTGGAGTCCGGGCAGTCCGCCTCGCCGACCCGCTCCGACGTGGAGACCGACACGGCGACCGCGGCCTGGGTGCCGCAGGAGACCAACGCCGCCGCCGTCGCGCTGTACGAGAACCTGCCGCTGTCCGGCTCCGGATCGCTGCCCACCCTCGGCTCCGCAGCGTGGACCTGGTCCCGCCCGAAGACCCCGCCGACCCGCTACCGGCGCCTGCTGTTCATCGCCCAGGACCTCAACAAGGACACCGGGAACCCGCTGTACATCGTCCGCCACTTCCCCTCCGCCCTGCGCTCCGGGCGCGAGGACGAGCAGTGGACCCGCACGGCGGAGATCAGCCGCGGCGTCACGTACCAGGCCTACGTCGACGACGTCCTCGGTACCGACGCCATCACCTGGATCGACGGTCCGGGATGGCGCGACCTCGAGCCGCTGTCCAACGAGGTCCAGGAAGTGGCCATCACCGGCGGCCCGACCGGAGGCACCTACACGCTGACCTACAGCGGGCAGACCACCGCCGGCATCGCCTACAACGCCACCGCGACGCAGGTCCGCACCGCGCTGACCGCCCTGTCGAACATCGGCACCGGCAACGTCACGTGCACCGGCGGCCCGCACCCGGGCACCCCCGTGGAGGTCACCTTCACCGGTTCCCTCGCGGGCACCGACGTGGCGCAGATGACCGCCTCCGCCGCGGGCCTGACCGGCGGCACCAGCCCGGCCGTGAACGTCACCACCACCACGGCCGGCGGCGCGTGACAGCGCCCCGCAAACCGGCACGGCAGACGCGGACCCGGGTGAGCCCTGCGTCTGCCGTGCCTTCACCCGCTCACCCACCGGCCACCCAGAAGCGAGACGACACCACCATGAGCAAGCCCAACAAGAAGCGCTACGTCCTGTCCACCGTCCGCCAGCAGTACGCCGAGGCGGTCGGCGGCGAAGAAGTCGAGTTCGAGGGGCCGGGCGGCAAGACGTTCACCATGCCCCACCCGATGTTCGCCCCCTCCGCGTGGAGCAAGAAGGTCGACGACGCCGAGTCCGACGAGGAGATGGCCGAGGCGATGCTGGGCCCCGAGCAGTACCAGGAGTTCATCGACGCCGGCGGCAACCCGGCTGACGTCAACTTCATCCGCATGGCCGCGATGGAGGACATGAAGGGGGCCCTGAAGAAGGGCCGCCCTACACAGTCCTAGACGTTCTCGGACCGTATCCCGAGGCCGTCGAAGCCGACCTGTGCCACCAGTACCCGCAGTACGGCGAGGGCGGCCCACTGAGGGCGTTCTTCCAGGGCCGCATCACCCTGCGACACCTGCGGGTGCTGGTGGAGGGGCTGCCGCCGGACGGCGCCCTGGTCCGTAAGGCGGTCGGCCATCACCTGAAGTACGGCGACTTCCGTTCGGCCGACCTGGTCGACCTGATGGGCCGGCTGCTGACCGACTTCCGGAACGCCAACCGCGGGGAGAAGACCGCTCCGCAGCCGTACCCGGAGAAGGTGTGGCGGCCGGAGCCCCCCAGCGAGAAGAAGAAGCGCGAGAAGAAGGCCCGCCGAGAGGCCGCGGAAGCCCGTTCGGGCTACCTGCGGATCGTCTCCCAGGTCACACCTCAGTACGCAGAGAAGGGGTGAGTTCATGCCCCGCGCTGCATCCGTGTGGCTGGACGTCCTGCCGTCGATGGCGGAGTTCCGTCGGGAGCTCCGCCAGCAGCTCGAAGAACCCGTCCGCCAGTCCGCCACCCGGGCCGGTGAGCAGGGCGGCGAGAGCCTCATGGCCGGGATCTCCGGGAAGATGAAGGCCGGCGCCCTCGCCGCGGGTGCGGCGGCTGGTCTCCTGGTCGCCAAGGGCCTCCAGGAAGCGATGGAGAAGCAGGCGGCCACCGGCAAGCTGAAGGCCCAGCTGGGTCTGTCGGCCAAGGAGGCCAAGACCGCCGGCGCGGCCGCGGGCAAGCTCTACGCCAACGCGGTCACCGAGTCCATCGACGAGGGCGCCAACGCGGTCAAGGCCATCATGTCCGCGGGCCTGGCCCCGGAGAAGGCCACCACCAAGCAGCTGGCCACCATCGCCACCAGCGTCCAGGACGTGGCGACGCTGTTCGAGGTCGACCTGGGCCAGGCCGCCAACGCCGCTGGCCAGGTCATGAAGACCGGCCTGGCCAAGAACAGCAAGGAAGCGCTCGACACCATCACGCGCGGCTTCCAGATCATGGGCCCGAGGGCCGATGACCTGATGGACACGTTCAACGAGTACAGCACCATCTTCCGGTCGCTCGGATTGGACGTGAAGACCACCACCGGTCTGCTTGCCCAGGGCATGAAGGCCGGCGCACGCGACACCGACACGGTCGCCGACGCGTTGAAGGAATTCCAGATCCGCACCACGGACGGATCCAAGGCCTCCGCGGACGCCTTCAAGCTGCTGGGCCTGAACGCCGAGAAGTCCACGGCCCTGTTCGCCAAGGGCGGCGCGGGAGCGTCCAAGGGACTCCAGGACGTCCTGGACCGGCTGCGCGCGATGAAGGACCCCGTCGACCGCAACGCGGCCGCGGTCGGCCTGTTCGGAACCAAGGCCGAGGACCTCGGACAGTCGCTCTTCGCCCTGGACCCATCCAAGGCCGTGGACAGTCTCGGCAAGGTCAGCGGCGCGGCGAAGAAGGCCGGGGACGACCTGCGCGACAACGCCGGCGTGAAGTTCGAGCAGTTCAAGCGCAAGGCCCTGATGGCCATCGGGGACGTGGTCGGCAAG